ATGCCGGCGAATGCTGCGCTTGCTGCCACTACGACGTCGGTGTTGTTCTGGACCCACGTCGCAACGCTCTGCAGCACCGGAAGCAGTGCGTTCAGGATCGGGAGAAGGGCTCCACCGATCGCTTCCTGAGTCTCCTGCAGCGTGATGCCGAGGCGACGGAACTGACCTGATGCCGTGTTCGCGCTTTCCTGTGCCGCGCCACCTGTGAGGCGTGCGAGCTCGGCCTGCGCCTTCGTGAAATCCTTGCTCTTGATGATTCCCTCGTCGAAACCCGGGATGAGCTTCTTGAGGGCACCGAGGTTGCCGCCATACGCTTTTCCGAGGCTTGTAGTTACCGCCTCGAGCGGCCGGCCGGTTTGTGCGCTGATGTCGAGCGACAGTTTCAGGAGGTCTTGAGCCTTCTGCACGTCGCCGGTTGCGGTTGCCAGCTTGCCCAGGGCGGGCCTGAGCTCGTCGTCGGCCACGCCCACCTGCTGAGACAGGGCCGAAATGAACGCCTCGGCTCCTGCAACCGCTGCAGTGTTGGCACCAGCGACGCGCTGCAGCTGGCCGGCCAACTTTTCCTGTGCCGCTGCATCCTCAGCTGCGGCCTTCGTCGCCACCACCGCGGCTGCACCCATCGCGGCCAAGGCGATCCCAGCAGGCACGGCGGCACGCTGAACTGCGGCCTGCACCTTCTGGGTCTTTGTCAGATGATCACCGATCGCCCTGTCGAGCTTGTTGAACTCGGAGATCGCGTCGGCTGCCTTCGCGCCGATGGTGATGAGGATTGAACTGTTCGCGCCCACTACAGCAACCCTCTTTCAGCGAGCATCTGCGTCACGGCCTTCTCGTGCTCGGCCATTGCGACCGGCGCGCAGAACCGCAGCGCGGGGCCGACCCAAAGGTCTCCGGACGAATGGCCGAAGCGGCCGCTGGGACCGCCCTTGATCGAGCCCCAGTAGATCGCGGAGAACGTGGGACGGTCTCCGGGTGAACGCTGAGGGCGGAACTTGCTCGACTTGTTCGCAATCTCGACCTTCGGAAACCTGTCGCGGCGCACCTTGATGTTCTGTGCGGTGATGCGTGCCTGGGGCGGCCCTGACATTGCTGCGCGCTTGAGGGCGGGGACGACGACACGCTCGGCAGTGCCGACAGCCGCATCCCGGATCGGGCCGTTGACTTCAGTGCGTAGGTCTTTGTCCGCGATGTTCTTCAGCGCGGCCTTGAGGAGGTCCGCGCCCTCAGTCGAGTAGCTGTATTCGACCCGGCTACCCATTCGCGCGCTCGTTCAGAACGTCGATCATCGTTGCGAGGTCGCGGGCGTCCTGTTCCCACAGCACGCTGGGCGCGATCCCCGTGGCGATGGCGACAGCGCCGATCATTCGGCCGGCGCTGCCTTCTGGGTAGGGTTTGCGTCGTTCACGTCCAGATCGACGTCGACGACCTTTGCAGACCACGCTTCGTAGCCCTCACACTTGCCCCATTCGGCACGGTGCAGCGATGCGTAGGCGATGTAGAGCATCCACGTCATCGGGGCCTTCTGCCCGTCTGAGTCGATGTTGTTGCGCTGTGCGTAACGCTCCCACTGCGAGAGCGCCCAGGGGCCGCCCTGGAACTCCTGGACGGCCCCGTTCTCGAGCGCGACTGACCCCTTGACTTCGATCATGCCTAGTCCGTCCAGGTCGGCGCGGTGCCGTTGTCCAGTGGCCACGAGGCGCTGACGATCGACTGCTTGTAGACGTCGCCGCCGATCTCAACCGGCAGCACGGTGACGGAACCGTCGAACTCGTTGCCGATGGCGGTGCTGGGCGTGAACTTGAACGTCGCGGTCGTGTTGGCGTTGTCCAGGGCCCACAGGACGAACCCGGAGTCGTTGCCCCAGTCGGAGATCACGTCGAAGTCGAGCGTCCAGGTGATCGTGATGGTCGGCTGAGGAGTGACGTCGGTCAGGACCGGCGTGCCATCCTCGGAGTTAGTCGACGGGACGAGCTTGCACATCGACACCTGCGCGGAGAAGTCCTTTGCGCCAGCGTTGAAAGTGAGCGTGCCCGGCCCCAGTCGGGAGTCGGTGGTCGGCATTGTGCGTGCTTCTCCTAGGTCTCTGCGGTCTCGAACGAGACCACGGCGTTGATGAGGATCGAGGGCAGGGAGTCCGCGTTCGGACCACCCGACCATGTTTGCGGTGCATAGGCGTCGGTCTGGAGGGCGGCCGCGGCGATCTCTGCTGCGGCGTAGAGCGCGTCGACTGAACGCGACGACGGCGGATCGCTTGTCACCACGTGAATGGGGACTTCCATCGTGCGATAGGCAAGCCCCGACGCCTTGACGGTGGGCATGCCCACGAGGCACGCCACGGTGTTGGGATAGAAGGCTCCTGCGTCCCTTGTGGCCTGCAGACCGGCCTCAGTGAGCACGTCCACCACCGCATCGAGTGCCTGGGCAATGCTCATGCGGTCAGCGGCCGGCGAAGGCCGATCAGTCGGTAGACGTCGCCCTTGCGAGACCCCAGCACTTCACCGACAAGGTCGGCCGAGTCGCCGTATCCCGCGAAGCCGCTGGGCGATGCCTTCTGCTGGTAGTAGATCGACGCCCACAGCATCGACCCGTAGATGATGTCCCCGCCGATCTCTGACGATCCGGAGAAGTCCAGGTCAGACCTCAGCTTCTCGACCTGTGCCATGACGGCATCACAGGCGAGCGTCACGCGACTGTCGACCTCGGCCAAGCCCAGGTAATCGGCAACTGCTTCTGGGTCCAACCAGTCCGACATCACGATCCTTTCAGGGACGGCCCCCGGTGCCAGGGGTAAGAGCACCGGGGGCCGACTGCGTCACTGCCTACGAGAACTTGAGCTCCACGATGGCGTCCGAGTTCTCGACGTCCACGGTGGCGAACGACACGACACCGAGCTCCATCTGCAGCGCACCGACGTTGACGGCGGTCAGCTGCATCGGGCTGCTCTCGCGCAGCTCGACGTAGTTGGAGGCGAGTGCGTACGCCTTGCCGGAAGCGACAGCGCCGGAGCTCACCACGCGAACGCCAGCGATCGAGCCGGTCATTGCGCCCGACACGTTGCCGTCGCTGAACGTCAGGAAGCCCTCCTGGTCGATCCAGTTCCCGAACACGTCCGGGGCAGCGAGGATCAGGTTGGCCGGCTGGTTGACGTTGGAGTAGACCTCGGCCAGCGCCGCGCCGATACCGACGTTGGCGGCGAGGCTCGAGGCGTCGTCGATGGCGTCGTAGAGCTTCGCCTCGACGGCGTTGTAGTAGTTCGAGGCCGCCTGGGCGAACACGTAGGACGCGAAGTCCGGGGCCGAACGCTCCATCACCGACTGGGACACGGCCACGCCGTATGCCCAGTAGAGGACGTCGAGCTCGTGAGTGGTCACGCTGGGCGTGTTGGTCGGGGCGCCGTCGTTGTACCCAATCCAGTCACCGACAGGCAGCGTGCCGGCGAGCGGCTTGATGACCTTGAGGCCGGTCGACGGCAGCGGTGCGCGACGCACGTTGTCAGCGATGGTGCGGAGCGTCGGGATGAGCCCGATGATCTGCTGGGTGTAGACGTCCGGCAGCACGCCGGGGACGTCAGTGGTCTCCACGACGTCCAGAGCCGCGCGCACGATCTCCTGCGACTGACGGTCGCCGCGCTCAGCCTTGATCATGGCCTTCACGAAGTCACCGAGCTCGGGGAGCTTCGGGGCCTCGGCCTTGATGATGATGCTCGAGGGCTGCTCGGCCGCGATCGGCTCGGGCTGCGCCTCGGTGTGGTTCTCAGTCTCCACAGGTGCCTCCTCGGGCTCCTCGGGGTCATTGTCATTCGCCTGGGCCGTGACGCTGGTCACGGCGGCGTCACTGAACGCCGCGATGCTGCACAGGGAGACCTCGAGGAGGCTCGCCTGGGTGACGACGCGCACGCCGTCAGCGCCGCTATCGGCCTGCACGATCTGTGCGCCGATGGAAAGTCCGGCCCGTGAGCCGGACTGGGCCTGTTCGAGGGCGAGGTCGCCTTCAGGCCCGCGGTCGATCTTGAAGCGGGCGACAGCACCGTTCGCCGTGTCGTCAAGGCCCATGAGGACGCCGACGGGGCGGTTGGTGTCGTGGCCCATGAGGAGCGGCGTGCGGGCACGTGCGGGCCGCAGGCTTCCCTCGGTGAACTGGTAATAGGCGTCACCGAGTTGGGCCGACGTGCCATACGGCACTGCCAGACCCTCGATCACGCGGGACTCCTGGTCGGACGCGGTGACGTCAACCTCGAACCGAAGCACTTAGACCCTCCCTGGGGTGATGTTGGGGTCGGTCTGTCCCTGCGGCGCGATGCCGAGGAATGACCGGGCCTCGTCAACCGTGACGATTCCGGCGGCGAGGAGCGACGTCACGTAGTCGACGGACGCCTGTGGATCGGTGCGGAGGTACGCACCGACGTCGAAATGGACGCGCTGGCCGCGGGCCGTGACGCTTTCGAGCGTCAGCGTGCGCTCGATGGCGCTCAGAAGCGGCCCGACGGCCTGCTGAATGAATTGCGCTGAGTTCTGCGCGATGTTCGAGTAGAGGAGCGCAGAAGCATTGCCAGTCGGGCTTGCGCCGATGAGCGCGACGGGCACGTTGAACAGCCTCGCGCACTCGGTCGCTGACGCTGCACGTGCTTCCACCAGCTGCAGGTCGTGCGCGTTGATGTCAACGCGATCGAACGTGACGTTCTGCAGGAAGGCGACGGAGTTGTTCTGTCGTGCCTCCTGAAATGAAGCGACGATGTCAGCAGCCTCATCGGGGCCAAGCTCGTGGCCGGCGTTCTGCAGGACTCCGGCAGGAATGTCGACGGTCGCCATGCGCCTGGCGGCGGCCTCGATGTCGTACGCCTGGGCGATGGCCCGGGCCCCGTACGTGAGGACGCCTTCGTTCCCTGCGTCAAACCAGATCACGTCGTTCCGATCGACGCGCTGGCCCATGATCTCGTACCCCTTGACCACGTCGTAGTCCGACACGGTCTCCGATACGAGTTGCGTAACTGCGGTGACGGGAATCTGACGCGCCCGAACGGGCAGACCGCCCGGGTTGAACTGCGTCGAGACTCCGTCACGCGCAAGGACGAGCCAAGCCGCAGAGCCGTAGAACAGGAGGTCGTCCACGGTCCGCTCGATCGTCGCCGCCCACGTCGACGACGGGTCTGGCTGCGTCAGCAGCAGCCCAGGCTCGATCGACGATCCCCCGCGCGATCGAGTGATTCCGAGCTGTGCGATCGTTCCCGCGATCAGGTTGCGACACGCGGCCACGGCCGGGATCGACATTGCCATCGCACGGGAGGCACCCGATCCCCGCCACGCTGCGATCTCACCGAACGGGATCGCGCTTGGAACCGTAGGAACGACCATGTGCGCCTGCGTAGGCGCACTGGACGAGGTCTTGAACAGATCGCTGAGTGCCACGGGTCAAACCTATGGCGACCGCGTGTGGGTAGAAAAGGCTAGGCGCTGGCGAGTACCAGGTGACGCTTCCTGTTGGCCGGCTTGAGCTCATATCCCACCGCAAACACCATCGCTCGAGCGAGAAAGATCGGTCCCTCGGATGCGCGCTGCGACAGTTGCGCGTGGCCGTCACCAGACCTCCACACGGCCGCCATGAGCACCTGTTCTGCAAGCGTCTGGTTCCCGTCGTGGCAGATCGCCTGCTCCTCGATTGCCTCCTTCGTCGGGGCGAATCCTGCGACCTGGTCTCCTGCCTTGACCTGAGCCATCGTCGCGTAGCGGATGTCGGGCACCC